TATAACGAGCACCACGAGATGCATCCATAGTTTTACGCATCATAGCATTTTCTTTGTTGCGTTCTTCGATTTGTTCAACTTCTTCTTTGGTTAAACGATCAACTGCTTTTTCAAGACCATCTCTGCGTTTAAAAGATTTTTGTTTGTATCTGCTGGATAGTTCGGTATTGGCAGCTTGCATACCTGGACTTCTTGCTGCATCTGCTTTGCGTTCAAAGTCTGCGCCAATTTTACGAGTAATTACAGCATCACGGGATGCTTTCTTAGCGTAAGAACCAAGAGTACTCTTTGACAGTTCTTCGATAGTTTCGACTTCTTCACCCATGTTTAGAGTTCTTCTTTTGTTAGCAATCAAAGCACCTTTGGCTTTACCAGATTTCATTAAGTCGCTTAGTTTTTGGCGAGCAACTGACATGTTGCTAACTACATCTAAAGAATTTAATTTAGTCTTCATTCTACGAATTTCATCTAATTCAGTTTCTTCGCTAAAATTACTATGAGGAACTGTAGTCTTGGTGGATGTCTTGTTAGAAGTGAAGTGAACATCTTGAACATCACGATGAACATTTACTTTAGCACCAGTCTCATCTTTAAAAGAAGTTTTCTCACCATGTTTTAAATTTCTAATTGCTTCTTGATGTTCTGGATGTAAAGGATATGAATGACTGGCTCCATGATGAACAGTCATCACCTTACCTCCGTCATACTTCTGTGTTTTGACAGTGGCTTCATCTAAATCAACCTGCTCATCAAATCTTTTAGAAGATTCTGCATTAGATAACACTGCCTTACGACTTGTTAGTTCAGCTTTAATATGTGGCATATCTTTATGAGTTCTTGCTCCAGATAATCCCATATTCCAGTGGTGCAAATACTGAAGATGTTTAGTTGGTGCTTTAGCAATAATACTTTTTGCATGTTCAGTTGATTTAGCATTATCAATGCTATCGCCTAACTCATCAGCAGTACCTTCATTTAACTCGGATTCTTCCTTACGCAGAAGTTTAAAGTCATGAGCATCGACTTTACCATTCTTGTTCTTGTCGATCTTATGTTGATTACCCTTCAACGCTTCCATAAATGATTTGTAGTCCATCTTATTCCCCAGTAGTTTTTAGGATGGATCTTAGCATCCAACCATGTTTCTTATGTGCATCTAGTCTAGCAGCCACAAAATCAGCAAAACCTTGCTCTTTTGCAACAGTCAGTAGATCGAATAACTTATTTAGGCGAACAATGCTTTCGTTGTTCGCTGCGAGTAAATCAGCCAGCATTGTCTCTGGAGTTTGTCCAACATTACCTGCATCGATCGACTTATGAATATAAATCTCGTCTAGGTTTCTTGGAGCATATTCCTGTAGAGCACGGAGTTCTTCTGCAAATGTATCGACTGCACCATATAGTTCCTCGTATAGATTACCGAAGAATTCGTGTAGTTGAGGGAAGTCTTTACCTTCCACATTCCAGTGGTAGGAGTGTGCCTTGAAATACATCAAAAATGTATTGCTTAGACAGACTCTTGCTTCTAGTACAGTCTCAGTCATTTTAACAGTTCCACTTTCTAAGTGCGAGTGCCTTACGGCTTGGCTCGCCATTTGGTTTCTTCATTGAACCTTCCATACCACCCATTCTAGCACAGAAAGACTTTCTACGATTTGCTGCTTTACTTCCAGCCTTTAATTTAGATGGAGGAGTTGTCACTGGTGCTTGTAAATTAGCACCCTTAGCATTGTATGCGTCACGACCCTTTTGAGTCAGACCACCAGTTGAAGACTTATGTCCTTTGGCATCGACTGCATACTCTAGTAATTCTTCATCAGTAAACTGTTCAAACTTTTCCCAGATGTATTCTGAGTCTAGATTATGTATTAGTGCTAGTTCATTAATAACAGATTCGATTAAATCAAACTGTGCTTCGACCTCTTCTTTTGTGTCATAAACACGGGAAACTTCTTTATGATTAACTGTTTTAGCTGTATATGAACCCTGTTTATCTTTGGCTCGAATTGTGCCAGTAGAAGGAATTTTGTCTGCTTTTGCCAATAGTTCTTTACTAGGTTTTAAATGTCCACTAGAAAATGCACCTTCTTCGATCTCAACTTCTTCATTCTTTGGTACGCAATCAGGAACCATGCGATTACCCTTTTTCTTCATACCAACTTGCTTATGAGTATCCCAACATGCTTCGTAGATTTCTTCATCCATATCTTCACCAAACATTGCACGATACTTTAGTGTATGTTTGCTTGGTTTAGTTTTGGCATTTGCATCTCCAGGTGCTGGTTCATATGCGGATGGATCGCTGTCGCTTTTCTTATCCATCTTATCAAAATGTGCTGCTCTGGCTTTTGCTGTTGAAGCAGAAAGACCAGCAACATATTTCTTTGGTAGACCAGACTCTTTATCTTTTGGTACTTCAGGTAGTTTCTTTTCTAGTAATTCTTCTTCATGAAGATCTTTATCTGCACCATGATAAGTACCAGAACCTTTACCAATATAAGAATTTACACGAGCCATACCCCATTGTTGTGGAGTAGTTCCTGGACGATGACCAGAGTTCCATGCAGCTACACCACGACGATATACTTTGCGTAGTGTACCAATAGAGATACCAGACTTGCTGGCTTTTCCTGCTAATCCAGCATCAGCAGTTTCGCAAAGTACATTTAAAAATTGATCAAACGATAACATTTGGGTTTCCTTAAAAGACACTTGGCATTGCTCCTTTAGTAACTTTGCCGTGAGACATTCTAGACTTCTCTACTTTACGAACACGAGAAACTAATCTTTGTGCAACACGAGAGATAATATCTTTTCTCTTTGCCATTGTTTTTTCGATTCTTTCTTTTTCGCCAACAGAAACTTTAGCAGGATCACGACCACGAAGCATACGCTTCTTCATTAGTTTAATTGCTAATCTTCTTGCTCGTTTATTGATAGTTGCTGGGTTTGAGAATCGTTTCAATGCAATCTTAGTAGATCGACCTCTTTTGGCAGAAGTCTTACGAAGACGCATTTTACCTTTCATTCTTTCTACACGAGAAAGAACTTCCATTAAATCATACTGTGCTTCTTCTTGTAGTGGTGGAATCTCTTCGCCATCGTCATCATAGACTAAAACAAGTTCTTCTTCCTCGTAGAGTTCTTCAATGTCCTCATCAGTGACAGAGTTTATCATTTCTTCGATTTCATCTTCAGTAAAATCTTCTTTGAAGAATGGATCAAATGGTTGATTGTAAGAAGTTTTATCTACACCAACATCACACACGCATGGATCTTCTTTACAATCTGGACAAATGTCAGTTTCTTCAATCACATGTTCTTCTGATAGACCACTTGGTTTATCTCTAAAGTGTTTCCAATCAGATGCATCTGTAGATACGATATGTTTGTAAGGAACTTCATGCCCAGACATAGTCTTAACATGAGTGCCAGTTTTATTTGCTACATTACTAAGGTGATGTTGATTACCTTTTTTGTAGATAACAGTTCCACCATGACTAGAGACATCATCTTCTCCATAACCTTCTTTCATTTGGCCATGTTTCTTTAGATCGTTGTCAAATTGTTTGCTGGTAGCTTTGTTAATTCCAGAGAAACGCTTGTCTCCCTTTTTATAATTGCCAGATGCATCAGCTGCTTTAGCAGATGCAGCAGAAGCCGTCTTATATCTTGCTAATAGATCAGTTGACAGTTCATTAATGTTTTCTTTCTCTTGTGTGTGTTTAGTAGCAAGAGTTTCTTTTTCTTTAGCGTGTTTAAGAGCCAACTGCGCTTTCATTCTTTCTTTAGCGGGATCAGTTTCTTCTGTTCGATATTTAACTTTCATACGACGAAGATGGTGTGAACCTTTTTCTTCACCTCCAGGAACTAATGTATGACCAACTTCACTCGGGTTGTATGTGTTTAACTTTTCATTATCGGTCTCATCAGTAGGCTTAGACTCTTTCATATTGTAATTATAGAATGTCAAGAAACCTTTAGTCTTACCCTGTGGCTTAGTGATGTCTTGTTTAGCACCAGTATCCGAAGTAGATGGCTCTAACTTATCTGTGCCGTTTGGTTGTATGACTGCTTCTTTCATTTCTTTTTCTTCCGTAGGTTTAACATCTTGGATCCATTTAGAAACAAGATTACCAGATTGTTCTTTTAACAGTAAATGATTCGAACCACGCTTAACAATTTTATATAATTCACCATTTGATTCTACAATGTCACCTTCATTAAAAATCTCTCCACGAAAATATTGCTCACGGAGTTTATCTTTAACCATCATCAATTGTTCTTTGACTGGATCTAATCCCAATCCGTGACGAACATCGTTCATTAGGCGACGACCATCAAGTTCACGAATGTTGCTTGGCAACTTCTTTTTAAATTCTTCGTACAATCCTTTTACAGCCAACTGCTTCATTTTAGCATAGTTAGCATCAGGATTCTTTTCCGTGATTGGAATAATTTGGATGGAGGTATTTTCTTTAACAAGTTTCTTTAGTTTATCGACTTGTTCGCTTCCAGTAACTATTACAATCTTCTTGTATTTCTTGCCTAGTTCTTCAAGCAGATTATTAATCTTAGACTCGTTCACAGACTTGAACTTAGTCTTAGGGAACATTAACTTTAAGTATTGTTCCTTCTTTTCTTCTTGAATTAGGCTATCTTTAGTGGATGCGTAGATGACATGGTCAGTATTCTTTTGCTCTGACAGTCTAGTGACAGTTTTTACCAACAACTCATGTGCTGTGGTTGGAGGATCAAAATCTCCAAATGCACAGACTAATGTAGTCGAGGGTAATTCTTTGATTAGTTGTCTATAATCTTTCATACGATCCATCTATAAAGTAGTACATATTATTTAGGAGTTTGTATCCTTACATTACAGCTAGCATGCCTTGTGCTGCAGCAACGATCCAACGACAAGCGATCTCATCTGAGGCTAGTTCTTGTTGAGCACGGATGTCAGCGATCTCTTGTAGTAGGAATGCATACTCTTCAGAGGTTAGTTGTCCTGCAGCATAGTTCTCGTGAATAACTAAAAGTTCGTTTGCCAATGGTGCTGCTGGACCACTAAGTCCAGCTTGTTCTCTTAATTCGTTTAAGATACTCATTTATCTACCTTTCCACGCATCGATGACTACATCGACTCGTGTTCTATTAAGTTTAACAATACTCTCGCAAAATAAATTACTTTTACTGTCTTTGGCTTTCTTTAACGCTTCTTCCATCTTAGTGAATCCATCTGATTGTGGATCACCTCGTTCTGTAGAGTAAACTTTAAGAGTTTCTACTTTGTCCAAGACTGGTTGCCAGTTGGACTTGTCTTCACAAGTAATCTTACTTAGTCCTACTTTAATATCAATTGCTTGACCAAACATGACTGGGTCATGTGGCTTAGGAAAGATTAATGCACAACCTGATAATGCTACTACTAAAATTAAAAGTAGTTTCTTCATTTCATGGCTTTACGAAGATCATTATACAAAGCATCTTTGTGTTCTGGCTTCATACCACTGGCTAGATGAGAGTGAAATTCTTGTTTTTTACCAGATGATGCTAACTCTCTTAGTTTAGTTCCAGAGATGCCAGCAACACCCTTAGCATTTTCATCTCGTTCACCAGCTGAACTAAATGTAATGTCTTTAAAGTTATAGTTACCATGAGCACCAGCAACACCATTGTACTTCTTGAGTAAGTCATACATTGGTTTGCGATCTGAACCACCAACAAAGTGTAGATGAGTCACACCCTTAGCATGTAGATCAGCTGCATGTTGTAGCACAGTTGGTTTATCTTTGGAAGCAACTTCAATGTTAGTTCCAGGAAATGCATTTCGTGCATGACCAAGTTTCTGTTCTGGGCTTAGTGGATTCTTACCATCTTTTGTATTATGAGAGTGAGAAAGAATAAGAGTATGACCACCACCAACTTCTTTGGCTTTGTCTTTAATAGTCTTAACAACTTCTTCGTGACCAGCAGTTGGAGGATTCATACGACCATATGCCATTACATGATGGTTTGATGCATTTGTATTTCCTACTGGTGCACCACGAGACTTCAATAGATTCTGACGAGCAAACTCTGAACGATTGACCAACTTGGTTGGCTCTGTTACACCATTATGAGTATGATTGTAAACGAAACCTTCTGGCTTTGAAGCAACACCACCGATAGAATGTTCATATCCACCTTCGTTTGATTCAAGACTATTAACCAATTCATTCTTTGCATTGGCAAGATGACCATGCATCTTTAGTAGATTATCGTAGTGTTCTTTGTTCTTATCAATGTGTGCCAACTGAGCACCAGCATCATTCATGATCTCTTGCTTTTTGGCAGGAGTTTTAATCTTATCAAACTTCTTCTTCAACTGTCCTGAAACATGGTCTTTAAATCCATCGCTCGAAGGAGTGTCACCAGTACGAACTGTTTGATTGATGTAAGTTGCTAGGTGTCCTGATTCACCGCTATGCTCTGCGTGAATTGCTTTATACATCTTAGCACCATGAGTCTCATGAATAGTCTTGGCTTTGGATAATTCTCCAAGTACTTTCTGTTGAGATTGTTCAGAGTATTTTGCACCTGCAGCATCGTAGCTGGCAGTATGGTGATAGATGTCTGAGTGAGAACCAAAGTCACTTTCAGAAACATTACCAGTTGCACGCATGTTGCTTAGGTTAGTTCCTTCGTATTTGGTATGAGTAACTAAACCAAATTTAGATTTATTAATTGCTGCAGCTTTATCACCTTTTGCACCATAAGTGATAGTATTTGGTGTGAAAGAAGTTTTGTCTCCTTCTTTCTTTAGATCAGGTTTAGTGAACATCACATCACCTTGGAAGACACCTTTCTTTGGTGCAATCTTTGGTGCATGTTCTAATGCTGCTTTAAGTTTTTCTACAAGACCTGGAGCATGTCCATGATTCTTCTCGACATCTTCGGGTGTATAATTTAATTTTGGTGACGCATTGAATGCAGACTTTGACGCAACAAAGAATTTACCATTCTCTGGATGATGTCCATAAACCAAAGATGGTGAGCCATCATACTTCATTGTCAATTTGTTTGACTGGTGACCTTGTTTGGTATGAAAGTGCGCACCATGTAAAGCATCGTACGCATGCTTAAATCCATCTGCTCCATGGAACAGTGGACGATCCTCAGCGTGAGTAATGTGTTTGAGTTTTGCACCCTCTTCGGCTGGCGCACCCTCTGTTAAAAAGTCTTTAAATCCTAGCATCATATTACTATTATACCCTAAGTTGCAATAATTGTCAAGCAATAACCCTACAGAATTGAGGGGATTATTTCAGTCCAAAAGTACCTACTAGACTCTTATGCGGTCCAGAAGAACTCTTAACAGCGAATGTAGCTACACGAACTGGCTTTTTGGTTATTGGATGTTTACCTTTAATAACAACTGTACTTCCTTGATGCTCTGTATAAAGATCTGTAGCGTTTGCCAAATGTTCATCGGCAATGCTATGAGATGATTTAATAACTGGCTCAGAAGAACCATCAGCTTTAACTTTACTGTGAGCAACTGAATGCGGAATGTGAGTTGGAGCAGAAACATGCTGACGAATAATGTCACGCAATTCTGAATCAGATTTGGTAGAAAGCCCTGCATGAAATTGTTTAGCAACTGCAGTCTTTGCATCTCTGGAAGAAGACTCTGCAGCATTGACACGAGCATTAGAAGTGTGTAGATATTCTGCTTGTTCTTTTGGCTTTAAACTGTCATGACCATTAATAAATGCACCTAGATGTTCATGCATAATTTTATTTTTCTTACTTAAAGATTTGCCTGTTGCAGCAATACCCTGTAGTTTGGCATGTTCTATTCTTGCCTTATCAATACCCATCTTATCAATTTTATATTGAATGTTCTTTTGATCAGCAGAGCCATTATATCCAAGTGCTTCCATATGTTTATGGTGAGCATCAGTCAATGATTTCAAACTACCCTTTTCAATACCAGCAGTCTTTTCCAAAGAGTCAAGACCTGGATTACGATAGTTAGGTTCATTGGAACCATACTTAGCTGATACGCCATGGTATCCAACTGTCTTACCTTCTTTATTTTTAAGAGTAAGAATCAAATCAGCATTTGAATTTGGATCTGAAACACCATTACCATTTGCATCTTTTACTGTCTTAAAATGGTCTCCAGGACTGTTTGGTTTGTCTGCGTTAGATGTCCAGTGAACATCACCAATATGAGCATGGTCACCAATATGTCCTTGCTCTTGAAGATGTTTCTTAAATGCTTCAGCTGTATTCTTAGCATGGGAATCAATTTCATCGTATGCAGCTTTACCAATTTTCTTCATTAAGCGATCGTGAACTTGAACTGGTGTTCCAGCATGCTCTTCGTTTTCAGATTCAGAACGATGATGTAATGGAAGTTGTTTGTCTGAGTGAAGATGTTTTGCCAGAAGCAACTCATGGAGTTTACCTTTATCATCAGACTCTAGGTCTTGTGACAATGCTTTCTCTAGCAATATATCTGTTTCTTCTTTAAGGAATGATTTGAAATTTAGCATATGTTTACCATGGATCTCCTGAGAGTTTTAAAGATGATGCCATCTTTTCTGACTCGAATTTAAAACGAATCTTCATAATCTTTTTTTCACCAGCTTTTACGCCAATCGACTCGTTGCC